AACCGTCTTGAATCCACCCTTTATAATCTGTCTTTCCTGTTGCTGTTATGTCTGTAATGTGATCGTAATTTTCAAAAGAATTTAGGACCAATAAATTCGGAATGTCCGGATCTTTGTCGTAAGTATTGACATCAACTAAAAGAACCGTTCTGTCTGGATCGCTTTGCGAAAGTGTTTCGTCTTCAACTGTTACGGCTAAAAGATAATTGCTTTCTTCAGTTAGTTCCGGCAAAACGTTTGAAACATTGACTAACAAAGTAACTTCTAAAGTATTTACATCAATTACATTTGTTGTAACACTTGTAATAATTGAACCGCCGGCTCCTTTTGGTGTTGATTCAAAAGCGAAATTTTCATTAAAATAGTTTTGACTTCCTATATATTCGTTTTCGGTGTCCGGTAAGTAAGAATGCGTTGCAATTATCGGCGTTAATGTGGTAAAAGTTCCATTATCTGAATTTAAAGTTATTATAACCCTTGTTACTCCTTCAACTAAAAGAGAAGGATTTGAAAGTCCTGAAGATACGGCTTCGTAATCTACTGAAGTGACTGAATATTGGCTTTGTAACCCGTTGAAAAGTTCATCAAAAAAACCGATTGAACCGTCTAAACTTTGAAATCTTACGCTTTTACTGTTTTCTTCATCAGTTATATTTGCTTTTACTGTTAGCTCGAAGACGTGTTTTAAAGAATTATTTCCAGCCAAAAAGCTTGGCGCGATTAAATTTTTTATGTTTTGAAGTTGTCCGACTGTGAAATAAGGTAATATTGGAAATGTGTGTCTTACTCTATAATTTAAAACGTTACTTCCTTGAACTGTTCCGCCGGCGCCTCCGAAATTAGCATCCCTATTTATAGGTATGTCAGTATTCGTGTTTTTTCTTATGTTTATTGCTTCAGTTTGAGAAGCCCAACCTTTAATATTTCCGGACTTGAAAGCTATCAGTCAAGAAGCTTTGTCCGTCCCTTCTTACAATTTCGCCACCGTTGGAAAATATAGAAAAGATTGAAGGCTCGGCATACCAATATATACGAACTTCGTATTCAGCGCGTACATTTTCAGTTATTCCGGCTTTTAATTTACTTGATCCGTTGGCGGTATTGTATAACCTTATCTGTGGTGAAAAGCTACTTGAAATTATATCTCCCTTAATCGGCATTGTTCATCTTGTTTTTAAGTTCGATAATTGTTTTTATGTCTCCGGCTTTTGCTGCAATTTCCATTTTTGAAATAATAGAAACATCAGCTCCATTTTCAGAAAGTTTCTTTTTAATTTTTGGGATAATTTTATTGACCGCTTGGCGCTGTGGCTCTATTGTCTTGAAAACTTTTTCAGCTTCTTTCAATGCTTTGTTTAAATACTGATTCTTTTCCATAATTAGCTTACTTCTGTTGTTTCTTCCTGTAAATTACGCGTGTAAACATCTTCAACCCAAAAAGAAGCTTCCGCCCTGTCTGCTTCAATTATCCATTCCAAAGATGTAAATTTACCTCTCTTTCCGTTCGAAGTGATAAAATAAGAATTTTCTTTTACTTTTTTATAATCTGAATACGAAAAAGGAATTTCGATACCTTCAAATACTTTTCTTTGTCTCTTGAAATTGTCCTCGATAAAACTATCATAATTCAAATAGTTTTCCCATAAATAACGAGCTGAAAGCCCGTCTCTTGAATTTTGCGCAAGTCTATTTCCTTGCATATTCAAAACTTTTGGAACGTTGAAAAAAGGCTGTGATATTATCAACATTCCTTTTCTCGCTTGTATAGTGTTTGTAATATTTGAAGCGCCTAAAGCACTAAGCGCAAAATTCGCGGCTTCAAAGAAAGTGTTTAAGGCTTCCTCAAGAATTGAAAGTTCTTCTTTCCTGTTCCCTAAAGCAACCGGAAAACGTGTTTCCTCAAGTCCTTTTATTAAATTATTCTTAGGTATATTTTGAGTAATTGGTAATGTGGTTACAACAAAACTTGTTCCTTTCCAATTTGAAACGGTATAAGCGTCCGAAATATCATCTTGAAAAGATATGAAACGACTTTCTTTAATTTCATTTATATTCAGTGAAAAAGGTTGTTCCAATACGTCCGGTAATTGAAAAGTGCTTTGCGACTGGAAGAACGGATCCTTCTTCGCTCTTAATTGTACTTCATTATTTACGACAAATATTTCAGCTCTGAACATATCAAGGACCATTGAAACAAATTCATTGGCAACGAAACCGAAATCCGAATCAAAAGGGATACCTTTATCCGCTCTTCCTTCAGCTTTTGAAGGTAAATAAACATAAGTATCTAGTTCCGGAATAGGCGATACAAAAGTATAACCAAGATAGGAAAATATTTTTTCAAGTGCTGTTTTAAATTTTATACCTTGAAATTCTCTTTCAAAGGAAATTAAGTTTTCGATAAATTGCTGAATAAGATCAAGAAGCGCCGCTCCCATGATGACAATATAAGCAATTTCAAAAAGCGCTGAAGCCACCGCATAAATTAAAGCGCCTATCTGTCCACTTATTGGAGTGGTTACAATAGCCGAAATAATCGCGATTTGTTGTGATAAACGAAAAGAAGCCTCCGCGATTTCCTTTATCATCAAATAAATAGAAAGCGCGAGAAAAGCTTGCTCAAGAAGTGTGACTAATTTTTCAATTAAATATTTTACATCTTGATAATCTGAAGAAGTTATAAATCCTTTTGCCTCCAATAATGCAAAGGTAACCCCCTCCAAACTTTCAGATAAATTTGTAAGTCCGTTTTGTTCGACAATAGAAGCCAAGAATTTTGGCTCGCTTCCTGTCAAGTCTTCAAGTGTTGAAAAATCTAAATAGCCGTTAAAAACTTCTGTTGATTCTTCGCCTTCTTGTATTGTGATTGTAAGTGGTAACCCTTCGGTAATTAATCCACTTTCAACCGTTTCTTTTATGATTGTATAAGCCTCATTGACAAAGGTAAGTTGTGAAGTTTCAATGCTTCCTTGCGTGCCTTCGTCAAATTGTACTTGTATACTCGTATCTTGGCGCTCTGTGGGGTTATCAATTAAATTACCCCCTAATCTATATTGAATAAAATAAGGTTGCGACATGATTATCTTTTGCGTTTAGGGTAAAATAATTGTTTATGAGTATTATTTATTTTCATTCCTGTTTTTACCACTTCTTTTAATACTCCGGTTCTTTTATCAAAGCTTTGCACTGGATCGCCTTGTTTGTTTGCTTTTACTGCTTTTATCAATTCATTCATTTCAGCTTTTAAACTTTCATTGTTATTCTGAACTAATAAAGGACCACTTGAAGGAGTAACATTTTCAAACTGTCGGAATGTCCCTCTTTTATGATCTACTGCAATACGTGCCAACTCTTCATTGGATATATTACCAATCTTTTTGTTTTGCTCGGCTGTAATTACTCTTTCGTTATCATGTAAAACCGAAAGTCTTCCGCCGTTTTGGTCCAAAGCATTCGTAACTGTTCCGGTGTCTTCGGTTCCTGAATAGAAGGAAGGCAATGAAGAAATAAAAGCGCTTAAAGCTGTAATATCTGTAAACGTTTTAGAAAGTGCCGTATTCGGATCGTTCTCGGCGTTCGCTGCAAATACTTGAAAGGCTGCCAAACCGGCTTCAATTCGTTGTTGTCTTTTTAGTTCCTTTTCCTTTTGCGCTCGAACTTCTGCTTCTTGTCTTTCGCTTTCCGCCAAACTTTTGACCGCTTGCTCGTTTCCTTGCTCGGCTGCTGCTCTTAAAGAACTTTGTCTTTCTTCGATACCTGTCAAAGTATCATCAATATTTTTCAGTCTTTTTTCATTATTCTTTTGTATAAAGTCGGTTGCAAGTGTTGCGGCTGTCTGGATTGCGTCCGCTCTTTTTTCTGCTGCTTCTTCTGTTTTTTGCGTTTCCTTATCAAGTTTTTCTCCTTGTTCTTGGATCAACAAATCATTTAATTGTTTTTCAAGCTGTAATCTTTCGATTGAATCTTTTTTCAGTAATGAAATTCTTTCGTTTAGATTTTTCTTTTGGTTGTCAAGCTTTGCTTTGTCAAGATCAAAAGATTCGTTTGCGATTTTCTTTTCTTGAATTGAAATTTCAGCTTGTAATTCAATTGTTTTTCTTGCTGCTTCTTCTTCTACTTTTAAAGATTCCTTGTTTACTATTGCAATATCTTGCTTAATTTTCAAAGAATCTTTCAATCGTTTTTCTTCGATTTCTCCAAGATCAAGCGATCTAATTAGATTAAATCTTTCTTGTTCATCTTGAGTATTTAATATCTTTTGAATGTCCGCCGTATCAATTAACGCTTTTTGTTGCTCCTTTTCCGCTTGCGTAAGGTCTTTTCTTAGGTCAATTGATGCTTTTGCTTGTGCAAATATTCTTTTGATGCTTTCGTCAAATAATTCTTTTTCTAGTTTTTCATTTTCTAAAAGTGCTTTTTGTCTTTCCTGTAATGTCGCCGAATCACTAGAAATGATTTTTTCATTTGAAGCAACTCTTTTTTCTGTAAATTCTTCTAAAATATCAAGTTCTTGTTCGAAGGCATCACGAGCCGTTTTTCTGTTCTTTTCTTCTTGGTCCCTTGCGAACGCTTCAGATTCAACTTGTTTATTCACTCTTTCAATGAAAGCCGCCGAAAAAGCTTCGTCGTTTGCATCAGAAACTTTTCTTGCTTTCGCTTCGTCTTCAAGTATCGCTTGAAGTTGTTCTCCTGTTTTGATTGCTTGAAGTTGTGATTCATTTAATACTTTCGCTCTTCTTAAATCCTGTTTTACCGCTTCAATAGTTAATTTTTCTTTAAGCAAAGCAAGTTCGTTTTCTTGTTTGGCAAAATCAACGGCGGCTTTTTGCGCTTTTTCAACTGCTTTGGCTCTTGTTACAAATCCGATTGTATCATCGTCAGAAATATCTTGCAATATTTGACGTTGTTCTGCAAGTCCAGCAAGTGCTTTTTCTTGTTGTTGGATCTGTATTCTAGTTTCTAATTGTAAACGAAGAAACTTTTCTTGTTCTGTGATCGCGTTGGAAGTGCTTTTGACTGTTCCGTCAAAGGCATTTTTAATACTTTTGATTCCTTCAGCAATCAAAGGCTTATCAAGATCAACAAGTCTTTTTTCAATCGCTTCAATTTCTCCTTGCAATTTTGTTGCGGTATCTCCAAAAGACAAAGCCTCTTGAACTTTTTTAACCGCAAGTATTTGTTTTAAAAATACTGATTCAATAGAAGCACCAATACCAGCAAAAATACTTTTTAATCCTTCTCCGGAATTAATAAGATTGTTAATTAAAACTTTTACTGTTTCGGTAACTTTAGAAAACAAAATTTGAAGCTGAAGCGCTCCTTCTCTGGTGTCTCCAAAAGCCGAACCCAACAATTCAAAACCTTTTGTGACTGCTGCAACGATTCCAAGCTTTGCAAGTCCGGAATTTAATCCTTCAAGCGCTTCTTTGTAGCTTCCGACTCTTCTTTGATTTTGCCCGACTGTTGAATCTATTTCCTTGAGCTTTTCGTCAAGTGCTGTAATTTCTTTTAATAGTGCTTTTGCTTCCTTTGTGTTCTCTTTTTCTGCAACTGCTAAGTCTTTATATGAATTTCTTAATTCGTTTAATCTACGGCTTTCTTTTTGGTATTCTGTTAATTGTTTGGTCCTTTGCTTTCTTTCTTTTTCTCTTGCCTTAAATTGCCTTTCTCTTTCTTTTCTTCTTGCTGTTGAATTTTTTAAGGCTTGGGCTTGTGTTCTTTTTTCAGCAAGTAAAAGTTTTTGTTCTTCTTGCTTTGCTTTTGTACTTTTTACAGCGATTGCAAGCGCTTCTTTATCTGTCTTGAGCTTTTGGTCCTCTAATTTTTTTAGATCGCTTACAACTTTCTTTTTATCTTTTTGAAGTTCCGCAAGTTCTGTTTCCGTCTTGAGTAACTTTTCTAAAATATCATTTAATTTATTCGAATCTTTTACACTTTTCGCCGGATCCAAACCCTCAAGCGCTCCTTCCGATTCCTTACCAACTTTTTTAAGTGTTCCGATAAGGTCATCAGTTAAGGAAAGTATTTCTTTCAGTGCATCAATTGCCGGCTGTCCGAAATCATTACTTATAAATTCTTTATTCGTTATTTTAGCCATTATTTTAAGTTTTGCGCTTGAATTTTGTCAGTTATCCTCTTTTGATACGAATAAAACTTTAGTACAGAAAGTTTATCTTGATCGACTGGAAAACCGAAATTCTCTTCTATTATCGCTATTGCTTCAGGAAGTGTTTGTTTATTTCCGTTTTGGTCCTGTCTTGGTGTTAATTCTTTCAAATCAATTAAAGCCATTTTTAAAAGAGTTTTGTCGAATCCGTTTTGTGTATGAACATACCTTGCAAGTTTCAACGCGTATTCATATCGTGCTTTTATAAATGCTTCATGCGTTTCCGTTGTTCCGAAATTATCATAATATTCCTGTAATAAATCTAAATACGTTTTGTACAATTCCAATTTAGAATATTTTCCGGAAATTACAAGACTTTCAAAAGAACCGCCTTCAGTAATGGACCACCATATCGAAATTGGAAGACTCTTGATGCTGTCATATTTCTTTCTAGTTGAAAATATTGATAAAATACTCATGCAATTTTTGTTTATAATATTCAGAAATTAATATCAAGCTTTCTTCATTTGGTTTAAGAATATTGTCTCCATATCGAAGAAACAAATCAGTATCATTCTTTTTTCCGTCCGCTTCAATAAAGAAACCACCCTCAAAAGGTTGTATTGAATATGAATCATAAAAAGCGCCGGTATCTTTTAAGGTTATTCGGTCTGTCGGTTGTCCTTTTCGCTTTTTTATCTTGATTGTTATAGGACTATAATCGCCTAAAGAAACCCCGTCACCGTCTTCTCCTGTTGTGAAAAGTTGGTCCTGTAAAGTATCAATTAAAAAATCTTGAGTATCTTTTTCGTTTGTAATTTCAAAAAGAATACTTTCGATATTTTCAAAGAATGAAATTGCTTCTTTTATACAGTCTTCAAAGTTCATGCTTTAATATACGAAAAAAGCCTATAAAAATTTATAGGCTCTTTAATATACTTGTGTTTAGAGTAAAACTAAGGAATAGTGATCGTAACAACATTAGAAGAAAAACCTTCTTTGCTTACTTGAATGTTTAAAACGTCGCCGGCTGTTTGCGCTGCAAAAGTTAATTCGTAATTTCCGCCGCTTGCTTCTGTTGCTCCTGTAACTGTTACAACTGAAGAAGTTGTCACATTGTTAATTAAGAAATCCGCCCCCGTAGCGCCTTCAAACTTTTCTTTGTTACATAAAGAACCGTAAATAAAAGAAGCTAAAACGTTAGCCGTTCCAGTTGTCGCCGCTGATCCTTCAATCAAAGTCACATCAATTAAACCGTTCGCGTTTAATAAATCCGCTGTAATTTGGTCCGCTGAAATATAAGCGATTGTTTCGTCTTGGACCAAAGAATCAACCGAAAAGGTAATTTCATTCTTTGCTAAAGTTGTTGCTGTTGCTGGAACCGGACGAGAATTCAAAGTTTGTGGTTGAATGTTAATACCTGTCAAGGCTGCTGCTCCGGATAAAAGAGTTTCAACTCCTACGATTGTTCCGTTTACATCAATACCGAAATACATAACAGAAGGGCACTGAACAGATTTTAAAAACTTCAAGTAAGTTGGTGTGCTTGCTGCTTTTCCAACAAAGAAACCGTTGAAAGTTCTTGAGCCTTGTTCAACGATTGAATCAATATTGTCTATTGTTTCGGTTGTTGGATCGTTACGAACTTCAGTAACATTTGAAATCTTGTCCGTAGGGTACCAACGTTTCGAAGGATCCGCTTCGTTTAATTTTGAAGTCAAATAAGCTTCGTCTATTGTTTGACTGCAAGGAATCGCGTTCGAAGTTCCGTCAGTTGCAACTTGATAAACAAAGAATAATTTTGCTATTCTTCCGAATCCACTTACACAAGAAGGAATACCACTGTTTACTATTCCTGTATCGCATTTACATACTGCCATAATTGTATTTATTTTATTTTAAATTTAATTTACTAATTTTTTTAACAACCGCCGCAACGATCATCTTTTTTTACTGCTAAGCTAATTATCAATTCAACGCCCGAAAGATTTCTTGCAAAAGTTTGTTTTACATTTTTTCCAGAAACATATTCGCCGGCTTTTACTCTAAATATAATATCATGCGTATTATCATCAATATAATCTTTGTTGATCCTAAGGTCTTTTTTCAAATTATCGACAAGGAAATTGGCGTAATTCTCCATTTCGTAAATAATATTATTGAAGTGGTCCTGTGTAAGCATTGAATTATTTTGCAAATAGTCATCAAGAAAATAAATGCGTAAGTTTTGCGCAATGTAATCATTTGCGCTTTCGTTTATTTGCTTTACTTTTCTATATATTTCTTGATGATAAATTACCGGCATCGGTTTAAAGTCTTGCTTTGCTGGGTCCCCGTTTCCTATTTTAGAAATTTCAACGTCTGCCATTGGTAAGGTACCATGAATAAAAGTCCCTGAAGGAATTTCAAATTCTTGCAAGTCTTCCGGAATTTGATCGCCGTCGCCTCCGATTATTTGCGCTTTTACGAAATTATTGTTTTCAACTTCAACAACTTTAAGGACCAAAGGAAGCCCATTTTCAGCAATGATTTCAAACTTAAAGCAAGGTTTCAACCAATAAGTATGATAATTACAAGAATAAAAGATATAAGTTTGCCCTTCTACATTTGCAAAGCTTGATACTTTAAACCTTGCGTTTTGCTCGGCTGCTGTTGTTAAAATATTTGTTAAGTCGTACATATTTCTAAATATCGTAATATTTCCAATAATACCAACCAAAAAGACGAACTCCAAAATATCTAATATAATTATCTATCTTGTTTTTGTTAATCTTATTACTTACGATCAACATTTCTTTATCAGCAAATTTGCGCCCTCTGCTTTTGTTTTTTGTATAAAGATAATCATGTACCAAAGAAGCAAGAAGAAAGTCTCCATAAGGCGGTAAAATACCCCAAAGAAATCTTGGAACGCTTGAAAGGTCAGTCGGAAACCCTCTATAAATTATAATTTCCTCTTTATTGTGCAAAACGTGCCTAATTTCTTGATGCAATTCCCACTTTTTACGGCTTTTGTGTTTTAGTATTATTTCCATTCTTTATGGTACGTCATTTACTATGTCGGCAGATGTCATGGAGTTCATAACAAATATACAATTGTTTTGGCTTCCTGTATCAAGTAAAAAAGGATATGTATCGCCGTCGCCCATTCTCCACCAATGCAAAGGACCACTTATAAGGCTTGACAAGTCAAAAGGGCTTCCGCTGTTGTAAATATTTGAAGCATTAGAACTTTGGTCCGAATCCCAAATTGCAAGTTCATCAACTCGGCAATTATTCCGCATTGCTTGACCGTTATTGAACCTTCCAATTCTAAAATTTTGCGGCTGAATACTTCCAGTATATCCAAAATTATTATTTGTTTTTATGTTTGACGCACTTACGTCCACACCGTCAATAAATGTTTTGAATCTTGAATAATAATTATTTACTGATCCGCTCGCCGCTCCTGTTGTTCCGCCGTCGTAACTAATTAAAACATGATGCCATTGACCTACTGTGAAAGTATTTGCTTGAGTAAATAAGTTTATACGATTGTTGTTTGATCCGTAACGAAACTCAAGCCTTTTGAAAACGCTTTGTCCGTTGTATTTTATTTGAATATATCCTTGATTTGTTACGTCTTGATTTCCAAAATATAATATTGTTTGACTTGAATTTGTTGCGGTTCCAGCCTTAAACCAAAAGGCAATGGTCCAAGCATCGCCACTTCCGGAACCGTTCGCGCTTCTTCCTAAAACATTTTGTAATATTCCTGCGTTCGCTCCGAGCCAATCATTATTGTTGAAATTAACACTTTTTGTATTTGCGAAAGGCGGATTTGAAACATTTAATACTATTGTTTCGGAATCTTCGCCGTTGTAATTTATAGCTTTTACCGGTATGTTATAAGTTCCAACCGGAAGACTCGATCCTCCTATTAATTTTCTTGAATTTCCTTCTACTGTTGTAATTCCGGAAACGTTCGACAAGTCCCACTCATAACCAACGCCGTAATCCGCTGTAAGTTCATAATTAATTATAGAGCCTTGAACGCTGTTGATTGTTAAGGGGCTTGTAATATCTGGAATTTCTGTTGTTGGTGTTCCGGAACTTTGAAAGATTGCGTTTAATTGGTTACAAATTTCGGTCGGTGTTCCTGTGTAAGGATTGCCGTCTTTATTTATGAAAGCTGTGTGGTCCTCGTTTGAAACAATATCAATTTGCCTCGCCAAATCTCGAATTGTAATATCTTGAACGTTTGGAATTGTTGCTTGAAGACTGTTTACAAATTGCGCGCCGTTCGCATCTTCGATAAATATAGAATTCGCTTCTGGGTCCTTATATATTTTTATACTCATAATTATTTTTTTATAACTTGAATAACCGATCCGGCGTTTAACAAAGTGCCGTTCGTGCTTAATCTAATTTGCAAAAATATAGGATTGTTTCTTGTGTTTGTGTCTCCCATATAAATTAAATCGGGCTTTAATGAAAATCTATAATCTTGACCGCTTCCACTGTCCAAACGTCCGATATTTGTTTCTAAAGTGTATAAACCGCCTCCAGTTCCTAATTGATAACGAAATTCAAGAAGCGCATTGTTTGTGTTTGGATTTATTTTAAAATCATTACGAATTACAATTGTATCTCCTAAATTTAATTGAGTTGGATCAATAGAACCGTTCGAAACGTCCATTAATTCCGTAATTCCTTCAGGTGGATAATTTTTATTTGTAAAAGCGCCAAGTCCATTATTTGGAATCGTGGTCCAAGTGTTGGCGGTTATTGGTACGGCTCCGGTTGTGTCGTTGTAATCCAAGAAGCCGTTTCCTTGAGATCCACCACCGGCGCCGCTCGCTTTGTGTATTCTTATAGTTGAACCCATTTTTTAATTTTATTTTACATCATCAAAAAGAAATCTCCGTCCGTATCTGTAACCGGCGGCGCTGCTACTTCTTGTATTTCGTAGCTGTGCATCGTAACACTTGAAAAAGTTGTAACATGTCTAATATTATAACTTCCAGCGGTAAAACTTGAACCGCTTAATCCTCCACGAACTTGCCTATTTGTATTATGTGTAAATTCCGCCGGTCTTGGGTTTCCTTGTGGAATTTGAATGCTTGTAATTGCACTTGTTGAAATTCCGTAAGAATAAACGAAAGAGCCTTCAGAAAGAGAAATACTTGCTGTTTTAGGCGATGAACTTCCGGATAAATTCAAGAAGTTTCCGCCGGCTTGCGCTCCTGTACAACTTAAAGCATAAGCGGAAATAGGGTTGAATTGATTTCCTGTGAAATTTATTCTTAAAGTATTGTTTCCTGTTGGCGGATTCTCTAAAACGAATAATTTTGTCGTTTGGCTCAAGCCTCCCAAGTTACGGACCAATACTTGAGTCATTGCTACACCTCCATAAGTAGCGGTTGTGAAGCTTCTTGTTGTAGTCATTGCAACACTAAATATTAACAACCCATTCGAGCCGGAATTTTGGTTGTGAGTAAATTGATAAAAACTTGCTGCTGGTGTTTGGTTTACTTGCGTTTTATTTCCTATGATTACAGCCATAAATTAAGGTAAATACTTATATCATTTATTTCTATTAATTCCAAACCCTCGATAGTTTCCGCAACCATTCGCGCTTCATATACATAAGTCACACCGCCCACAAAAAAACCGTCTATTGTAATGCTTCCGTTTTCTAAACCTGTTCTATTTTCAGCCAAATAAACGCCAAGTGTTACGTCATAATCTTCATTTACTTCATCAGCAATATTTGAATCTGTTGTGTAAGCAAATTCAGTATGCTTCAAAGTATCAAAGGTTTCAAGTTCTATTTTTGTGATTATTATAAACATAATAAATATTTTAAGCTTCTTCTTTTACTGCGACAACGTCCCATTCGGAAGTATCGGCGTTGTATATGCAACCAATATATAAAGACTTATTTACAGTTGTCGTAATTGGTAATGTTACATCTATTACATTATAGACAGCATTCCAAGAAATGGTCCTTGCTGTTCCGTCATCTGTAATATTAATAATTAACTTTTGACCTAATACCGGAGTTCCTGAAGGAGCCGAAACGGTTAAATTTACGGCTTGCGCTGTAATTTGTTCAAGACTATTATTGTTAATATTCGGCGTTAAAGTGGCGACGCTTGCCCTTGTTGAACTACCTTTTAAGCGGTTTATTTGTGTTGTATTGCTTGATATATTAGAAGCATTCGTACTAATATCGTTAGCATTAGTGCTTATTTGGTCAATTTCACTTTGTGAAGCCCATTTATTTGATGTTCCTGTGTCGCTTATATCATCAGCGTTCAAGACAACCGCCGGACCTGTATCGCTATTTACAGAAGTAACACCACTACCACCGCCGCCGCTTGAATCATGTATTCTTATAGTTACACCCATGAATTAAGATTTTTGCGTCAAAATTAAAGAAAGGTTTCCGGCTGTTGTTTCCGCATAAATTGCGCGAATATATCGACCGCTTAAAAAGTCATCTTCTAAAGTTACCGAATCATTTAAAGGAACCGGAACCGCTGTTGCGTTTGGAAGATCGTCCCAAAAAGAACCGTCAGCACTTTGTTGCAAAGTTATTGTTCCACTTGCTCCACTACTTGCGCCGGCTTGAATTTGCCATACTCCTTCATGATTGAATTCGATTTCTTCAGATGTAAAAGGACCAGCGGAAAAAGAACCGTCGATAGGGTTTCCTGTTGCTTGGTCCAAGAAATAAAATTGTTTTAAATTATTGCAATTTGTCGCTATTCCTTGAGTTCCCATATTTTAAAATAATGTACTTGTAAATTGTTTTTTTACTCCGTTGAATTCTTGATAAATGTCATTTTCGTTTTTTTCAAGAAGTATATAATATTGTGTTTCTTTGTGATCTTTTACGCTTTCGTTATAATATTCTGCAATTCCCCATTGATAAAAAGAATTATTTTCAGAATTTTCTGCAATTTTTCGGCTTACTCCTGTGAATTCTCTTGAAAAAGGTTGGTCCCTCATGTACTGGAAGAAAATGAAACCCATAAGAAGCGACTTCATGCCGTTAGTTTCAATCTGTTTATTACTGCAATTACACAAAGAAGAATAAAATATTTGTGAATTTTGGTGGTTTGTTAGATCCTTTTCGATTGGATTGTATATTGCTAAATAAATTGGATCAACTGGAACTTGGTCCACTAAGTCAGCAATAAATAAATTTGCAAGATCAACCCCGAGCAATTGATTAATATACTTTTTTTCATACCTTTTTATATATCCTTCAAGTTGTTCTGTAGATCCACAAAGCGAACTTGAAAAAGGAATATAAAACTTTGCGAAATTAACCCTGTCGGCAAAATCTGAAGTATCAATCAATATACCCATAATTATTTTTTAGGTGTTCTCTTTTTAGGTGTTGTTTTTTTAGCTGTTGTTTTCTTTTTTGCTTGCGCTGCTGCTCTTTTTCTGCAATCTTCGCATTCTTCTTCATGCTCTTCCTTATCGTCGCAACAATCTTCTTTTTTTACTGAAGGTTTTTTCATTTCTTCAATTTTCTTTTTTTCTGCTGCTTTGGATTCTGCTTTTGCTTGGTCCAATTTTTCAGAAGTACTTTCAACGGCGTAACCTTGAAGGATTAATTTTTCGCCAAGCTTTTGATCTACTTCTTTTATTGCTCCTAGTGGAATTCCGATAGGGTGTTTTTTTGTAAATTCTATAACCATGATAAAAATAAGTTTAAAAAGCCCTCTAAATAAATAAAGGGCTTTTGTTAAATTATGGTTTTGTTATTGCTGCTATTGCTGTTGCAATGTCAGAAACTTTTAAGAAAGCGTTTTTGTACTGATTACGAACAATAAATTGTCCTTTCATACTTGCTCTCCATGCAACCTTATCTTCTAAGAAATTGTCCGCGTGCTGTGTTGCGAAATCAATTCTGAAGTCTCTTGTCAAATAAATGTCAGCTTGACGAGAATCGAAGACATACATTGTACCTGCTGGAACTAAAATATCTTCTTTAACTGTTGCGCCTTCAATTACAACATCATTACCGATTACAAAGTAAGGTAAAAATGGCTGTCCTTCTCCGTCTTTTGTACTTTTCAAAAGTCCCATGTCAGCCGGATTAATTAAAATAGTATCAGGTGAAAAACGAGAATCAGTTTGCATTGATAAACGAATTTGATAAACAGCACTTCGCATTAAATCAAAGATATTTGCGTTCGCTACTGCTCCAGCCCATGCTTCAATTGGACTTCCAGCCGCTACGGACCAATCTTGCGCAACTGAATCAATAGAATTCATTTGAGGCGCAACTCCTGTTCCTAATAAAAGTTGTTGATCTAATTTTAAAGGAATATTTTCACTCATAAGATCAACAATTTCCCTTTCTAAGAAATCATAGTCCTCTAAGTCATCATTACAAACGATAATTGAATCAGCAATTTTTTGGATTGGTTCTTCTACTGTATCGAAAGTGATGTCAGAAGAAGGAAACGGCGCACAAAAAGAAATATTATCAGCGCCACGAGTGACAACATCTTGTTCAATATATTTGATTTTTGCACCTGTTCCAGTACCTAAACGACGAACTCTGAAAAGTTCTGCAATCATTGGAGTACGAACCGGTTCTTTTGAAACCCCGTCTAAACGTTCCCCAAAATAGTTTCCAGTATCAGCAATTGAAACTTTTGTTGCGTCAATAGTGATACTTCCAAGTCCTTTCTTAACTTTTTCAAGACCTGTTTCTTCAATGTTTTCTTGAATAACAGATTTTAAAGCTTTCTTTTTCTTAGGACCAGCAAAACCACCGCTTTTCAATTTTGTGATTTCTTCTCCTTGAGCAAGAATAATTTCGTCGTTCTTCTTTGCTTTCGCCTCAAGTTCTGCAAGTTCTTCCGAGCTTTTCGCCGCGTGCTCTTGCATCAATTTGAAATTGTTGTCAAAGTATTCTTGTTGTGCTTGCTTGTAAGCAATAACTTCTTCTGAAGTCATGTTCTTGATTTCTTCAGCGCTTTTTACGTCGAATTTTGGAAATGATAAACCCATTATAATAAATTTAATTTAGTTCTAATTTCTTTTTCTTCTGCTTTTCTTTTTTCTTCTGCTGTCGGCTCTTGGTCCTGTAAAGTGTTTTTCAACGGCTCTTCAAAAATCAAAAGTGAATTATATTGATGTTTTAATTGCATCAATTCCAAAGTAAAAAGATTATTATATTTTTGCGAAAGTTTGTCATCTGTCAGTGCTTTAATGAAGACTTCCATTCTTTCGTTGATTTCTTCTAAGTGTTTGTTGATGTCCTCTTGACTTTTAACGATAGATAAATTTGGAGTTTCAGAATTTTTACCAAACACAACCGCCGACCCCTCCCAAAGCTTAACTTCTGAAATGTCCCAAACTGAATATTCTCTTCCTTCTTCGTCTCTTTCTGTTGTTTGCTTGATCTTGTCAACAATATAATTGAAACCGATTGAATGTTCGCGAATAATCCCTTCTTGATACATTTTTAAAAAGTCTTGTCCTTCGGTATGGCTCCCCATTTTTGAACGAAAATAAAGTCCGGTTTCATCTTCTTTAAGTTCCTGAATAACGCCCAAAGGTCTTGTTGTATCATGGTATGCAAGATGAGCAATTTTTCGATTGCTTGAAGAATCTGGACCATGTTCTTTGATACTTTTTGAGAAGGCACCGGAAAGAATTCTATCTTGATCCGAATCAATATTTCCAAAGCCGGAAAAATACCCCTCAACTATTCCGCTTTCGCCGTCTGCTTTTACTTCCAAAATAGGAAGACTGCAAGACATATTTTTATATCCTTTCTTATTCATTTGTTGTGATTTGGTTGTCTGGAATAAGTTCGCTTGCTTGCTGTTCTGTCATACCGTACGAGTAAATTAATATATTTTTCGCTGTATTACTATCAATTTGGTTTAAAGATACCTTAGAAGCTAAATTACTAATACTTTCCGATACAATTTTGTTCTTTTCTGCTTCCGCTTTCTTATCTTTTTGCAAAACTTCTATTTTTGAAGTATCTAATTTTATCATATATTCACGACCTTCTATTTCATTAAAAATTGGTGTTAAGTGTTCGTTCCATGAATCAACGAATAATTGCGCCAAAGGGATAGCCGATTCGGTATAAAGTGACTTTTTCGCTTCTCCTAAATTATTAAACGTCTTGTTTGCTGGATCGTTGAAAAGCTGTGAAGACATACCGTAAACATTGCAAAACTTACGAAGTTTATTGATGTCTAAATCTGTTAAGGTCAAGTCTTTTGGGCTTAACCCTAAAGAAGTGTATTTGACCTTACTTCCTACCGTAAGCATTTTATTATAGTTGTGAGAACCTCCGGCTTTCTTTTTGAATCGTTCGTTGATTTCTTGGCGTTCTTCGTCTGTCAATGGATAACCTTCTTGGTCCGAACTAATCATTCCGGTTGCGCCACGATTCTCAATCATGTGGGCTTCCGCATTATGCACTTGGTTCGAAGTACTTAAAGCTTTGTAAGAAGGTTGCAAAAATGAAAGTCCTTTATTACTGCAATAGCTTGGGTCTAAATTTTGAGTATGAACAACTTCTTCAGGACCAAAATATTTATTTTGACCACCCCAACAAAAATAATAATTCTTTATTTCTGAAAAATAGTCATTGTCATTCATCATATTTATTGTAGTGTACTGCGAAGGAATAATCTTCAAAGAAGTTGGATAATTAAATCCGGCGGCTTGAATCTTCCATTCGAAAGTGTCACCAGTAAGCAAGAAATTTGAATACTGTTCTTTCCTGTATTCTTTTAAGGTTTGGTCCTTGTTTGGTCTTTTTATCAACCTGTAATACGGATTACTTTCGTCATTTACCGGAACGTATTCTTCATTTTCCTTTACGCACAAAAGTAATGGAACATCTGAAGCCGCGTCAAATAGTTTCTTGACAACTGCAAAAACGTCCTCGTTGGACAAATACCCTTCATTGATCAACTTCTCTTCGTTCTCCTTGTCTTTATAGATCCATGAGGACCAACCACCGAAAAAAGAAAAGCTTGATCCGTTTACGTTCCAATCGTTTGAATTATTAGAATAATTTTTTACAGAAAATAAACTCTTTATTTTGTCAATTATTACCATTTCATTTTTTTATCTGTCTAAATAATCAACCGCGTAACGTACCGGATCAATTAAATGATTAAAGTCGTCAATTGGAACGTCGCTCTTTTTATCAAGCCATACGTAATTGTTCAATTCTTTTATTAAGTTCTTGCTTCTTTGCGTCACAATGATTTGATACTTTTGCATTTTTTGAATACCTGTAAGTACACTCCCCTTTCCTTTTACGCAAGGAATAATATTCAGATTCTTTCCTTCGTCTTTTTTACGTTGCAAAGTTACTATTGTTGTTTTTGCTGCTGAATCGCCAATAATAAGACTTCTTCCGCAATTTTTCAAATTCAAATTAAATATTTTGTCATCATCTAAACTAGATAAATAAAAGATTTCGTCTAAATATAGTAATTTTTTCTTTTTATTAATAGAAACTTTTACAAGTGTTGTTGGGTCGTCATATCCGTAATCCTGTCCAAACACGAAAGGAAGGCTTTCGTCGAAGTCTCCTATTTCCCAATTATCAAAGATGCAACCTTCTTGCTTTTCCCTCCAACCGCCAAGATAATTATTGACGTAAAAAAGTTTTGATCGTTCTTGCTCTGTCTCTGTTAGCGTTCGACCTGTAACAATATCAATTCCTTTCTTTGCTCTTGTTCTCCATTTTTTCGCCTTCTTGAGCCAATCTTTTGCAAGATATTCAAAACCAATCAAAAACGTTGTGTGAATATGTTCGACTTCTGGGTGGTCCGAAACCGTAACCGGAAAGCCGTCAATCATAATTTGTTTTGATGTATTTTTAAACCAACGATCAAAAAGAAAGTGTTCCGGTGTCGTTGGATTCATTACAAGAATAATTCTATTTTGTTTTTCTGTTGTCCTTACACTGTCGTCTATTGTTTCAAAGGTTTTTTCGTCTCTGAAATCTTCGGCTTCTTCAACCACCCAAGTAGTAATTCCGGATAAACTTTTTAAATTACCTGTTTGCAATCCGGAACTTGTTTTAATACCACGAAACAAAATGAAAGATTTCGTTTTCTTGTTATAGATTTCTTTTTCTGTAATATGAAAGTCTTGTTCAACTTCAAGCCTTGAAATAGCTTCCTTAAATTCCGGAATAATAGAAGCCTTTGCGCTTGTCATTGTGTAACGTGTAAACAAAACGCCGTGCCCTTTCTCATAAGTAAGCTTTAATATAAAGTCATGTAATGAATGAGATTTCAACGAACCACGCCCACCACTCACAAAGAAATATCTTTTTTTTGAAGTGTATAATTTTTTATAGTGTTCGTTTATAGTGTACTTTCCCATTAATCAAGATCGTCAAAAGCTTTGTCAAAATCTTCCTCGCTTCCTGCTCCTCCTGTTTTGGTCCAGTGAGTAATTGGAATATTTACTTCGTTTCCTTTTGTGGTATGGTCAATTTCTTGCTTATCAGTCCAACCCATATTTTTAAGCGCAAATATATCAAAATTAGTGCCCTTGCTTTCATAAGAATTTTCTACTGTAAGCATAGCATTTTTTATTATGTAAGAAAACGCTTTCTTTTCTTTGTAATCGTAAAGAGACTGTCTGCTATCAAAACCCAAGAATAAAGCCAAGCCGGTAATCGTTATCTTTTCTTCCAACTTAATAGCACTTTCAAAATATTCAGTACATTTTTTTTGAAGTTCTTCAGGTGTTTCATATTTCGGCGGTCTTCCTCCGTTGTTTCCTAATCCGAATAGGTTTCTTTTTGGCGCTGCCATATTTATATTTGTTTGTTGTGCCTTAATATACGTATTTTTCATGTAAAACGTAAAAAACAAAAAAAGCAAAGGTTTTTCCCTTGCTCTATTGTTTACTTATTTTTCCAAACTGTTTTCAATTTCCTTTTTCGCTTTCAAATATTCAGAAACTTT